TATCTTACGGTGACGATGATGGTAATGGTAATGCAACTTCAGGTGTGTTTACAAAATTAAATTCTACGAGTGCTATTTGTGCAGAAACATCACCTGTATCTGCAAATATGATTGGTAAGATTAATGACTTTACCACAAGAAATGAATTTAACATACAATATACCACCCTAAACTCTACTGCTGCCTCTGGAGCTGCGGGTAGAACTGGGTGGTATTTAGCATTTAAAAACACCGAATCTTCAAGAAGAAGAGTTGATGTATCTTAGCTTCTTTGGCTTTCAAACCAAACTTTAAGATTATTAGCATATAGTTCAGCAGAAGATCTAGCAGTGTCAGCAGCACCTTCAGCAGCCATCTTAACTAAATAATCTTTTGTCACATTCATAATATAATAAGCAATTGTATCTTCAATAAATAATTCTTCAGTTATGTACAAAACATTTCCCAAAGAATCTGTAACCTGAGGCTTAAAATTATATTGTGTAGAAAATGCTTCTTTCAAATTAGCAGCATCAGAATTCTTAATCGGAATTGTAACTGTAAAAGCTATTGTTGGATTCATAACACGACCTCATTTACATTAATAGTAACTGTACCAAGAGTAGATTCTTCAGCAGTATTTGTAATCTTATAGGTAAAAGAATCAACTCCTACAAAATCAGCTTCAGGGGTATATGTAAGTAATGGAGCTGTACCTGATAATTCACCATGAACAGGACTATCTACTACTACATAATCAAAAGTTTCACCATCTAAATCTACACCAGTCAATTCAACGTCAACTGTGGTATTTTTATCAAGATTAGTAGTAAAAGAATCTACTGTTAAAACATCATTTACAGCATTTACAACAACACTAACAATTCCATTTTCAGAAGAACAAATATCGTTAGAAGCTACAATTGAAAATGCGTCTAATCCAGAGTAATTAGCGCTAGGAGTGTAAGTGAAAACATTATCTAAAACACTTACAGATCCATGAAGAGGCTGAACACTAACAGAATAAGATAGAGGTTTACTATTAGGATCTACACTAACTGCTACAAAATCTCCAGCAGTATCTTCATCAATAATTAAATCACCACTATTAATACTAGGTCTAATAGCTTCAATTCTTCTTGCATCAAACCATTGTGCTGCGTCTAATTGTCTTGACGCTGCTAATTGTTCAGCAGTATTTCTGGCTAATTCAAACTCTTTCTTAACCATATGCGCTTTTAGAACATTCATTACAAAGTTCTCTACACATTGAGAAACAAAAATCTCTTTAGAAATTGGGTTAGGCTGTGTCATTCCTTGTCCCACTTCTACCGTTTCTGAATAGCCATAGGATGTAGCAAAAGCATTCATAACATCATTTGCATCATCTAATCTAATTGGCACTTCAATCGTAAAATTAATAGCATCCGGATCCATTTAAAAAAATCTCCTATATATAATATTTCTACATAGTATATCAATAATCTTTTACAGAAGAAATAAGTATGAAGATCGCAATAGTTCAATTAAATTTAAATCAATATAGATATTTTGATCAATATGTTAATCATATGGAAAATATTATTTCTAAAGCTAAAGATAATAATGCTGATCTTGTAGTATTTCCAGAAGATATCAACCTATGTATTTTATGGACAAAATACAACGATATAGCTGCTTTATCTATCAAACCAATACTAGAACACATATTTGAATTTATTATCAGTAGAATCAATCTTTCTTGGATGAAAGCTTTAGTTGCTACAGATAAGCAAAAAAACATTATAGAATCTGTTTTTATGTATTTATCTAAAAAATATGAGATTAATATATGTTCCGGTACTTATTATATTAAAAAAAATAATAATCTATATAATGTTTGTTCTTTTTATAGTAGAGATGGTGGATTAATAGATCAAAGATATAAATATAAGCTTGTTGGGATTGAAAAAGCTTGGGGTGTTAAAAGCGTATATAATCCTGAGACTGTTCAAATAGATAATACAAAAGTGGGATTAGCTATTTGTTTTGATATAAATGATCCAGAATATACTAAAAAGATTGTGGATAATGGGGCTGAGGTAATTCTTGTTCCTAGTAATGGATATAGAATATTTCCTTGGTATCCTTTTGATGAATCTAAAGAAACACCACATAGAGATAGAGCAAGAGAAAATAATGTTCCTATTTTGAGACCTTATTGTTGTGGATGGTTATTTCCGGGATTGTATTTTAGAGGATCTTCTGAAATAGTAAATAAAAAAGGCTTGGTGTTAGCCAAGCCTTCTAGTAAGGATAAAGAAGAAATCTTATATTTTAATATGGAAGACGCATAAATCCACCAAGAACTCCGAGGCTCTTTAGTGTTCTGGATTTCGCATAAACTCCCTGACCTTCTCTTACAACATCTTCGGAGGATGGTGATGGAGCTGTATTTCCTTCTACAGTAACAAAGGATCCATCTTTATTTACTTCTACAACAATCCCGGTATGCGCCCATCGTCCGAGATTAGGAAACCAGAAATAAGCGATATCACCTACTTGTACTCTTGTTCTTCGCAATTCAATATCTGCTCTACGAATAAAATGTCCTTCTGATTGAGCCCACTTGACAGATACAGTACAGGATCCAGTTCTAGGAAATTCTTTAGGAATATTGATAATTAGGGTATGAGCAGCTTTGATTAATCTATACACAACAAAAGCTTGACACCATGGATTACCTGCACCTAAAAATACTGCTTTAAGATATTGAAGAACCCATTTGCCTCTGTTATTGCCTTCTTCTCTTACATCTAGAACATCATCTCTCATACAATCTTCTGCAGCTTTTTTGGCTACTGGTCCTGGAGTTTTGATAGCTAGGGCAGACACATCATCAAATTTGTCTGTTGATAATAATTTCCATGTAAATTCTGAAATTTTGTTCATTTTTGCTTTACCTCAACTTTATTAATATTTTTGATTGTATTATCTTTCATGTCTTCGTTTGGTGTAGTTGATAATACTTTGATACCATCTATTTTATCTAAAAACTTCATAAGATCTAAACATTCAGATCCTTGAGTTCCGTGAGGGGTGACTAAGATTTTTCCATCTTTCCCCACAGTAATTTCCAATTCTACTTCTTTACTCATTAGATTATTTTCCTAACTTTCAATGTCATATCAGTCATTTGTCTCTTTTTAAACTCTTCTTCAGCGATATTTACTTTGATTTTAAAACCATTCTTTTTTAATACAGCTTCAATAGCTTCTTTTGCATAAGCTTGAATAACTCTAAAATCAATTAATAATCTTTTATCATATTCTGAGCAAATCATGTCATATTTTTTAGATTCTTCGTTCCAGATAAAACCTATATCGTTAGAAGCTCCAGTAAACATAGAATTGATTTGATCTCTTCCTACGACTATTGTTGCTTTTTCAGGTCTTTGTTTACCCATATAGTCTGTTAAGTGTACAGGGTCATCATGTGTGGAAGCTTCGAATCCTAATAATGATAAAGCTTTAAGTAAAATATCTTTATCAACAAAATCACATTCTATTTTTTTATAAGCAGACATAATTATCCAAATTTCGGCATAAATTTTGTTATTGGTCTATGGCAACAAGGGCAGAACCAAAGATTACTTCTTATTTCTATTGGTAAATCTTGTGGTGCTTCTTTTACATCTTCGGTTTTTAGTAGTTTTTTGCCATCTAAAGTCGGTTCGCCAAGACTATCTAAACCATCTTCTCCAGCAAAGCAATATTTACATCCTAATGCAATCATATTACCTTCGTCAGATTTAAAAATACATAAGGTTGTTTTATTATCTACATGTAATCTTGACCAATCAAAATCCTTAGGGAAATATTCAAGTAATTTATTAATTAACTTTTCACCAAGAATCTTAGGATCTAGGTTTATTTTAGAGTTCATCGTCTGTCTCTTCATGATTATATGAATGTTCTATCCATACACTAACATCAGATAAACATTCTCGTAGCTTCATAATGGTCAGTAGATTCATAGCTTCTGATTGAGTTAAATCTTTTGCAATATTATAAGATTCAATTAGAAGGTCAGTGGAAGTTATTGTGTCATATATCAATGAATGGATATCTGCGGAATCAAATGTTTTCAATTGTTGTTTCTTATATAATAATAACTCTTCGTGAGATATTTCTAGTTCATCCATATCAGATTTGTACAAAGAAAAAAAGGACATAAAAAAATGAAGTTCTATAAAACTATATTATTCACTGTTTTACTATTCGCATCCTTAAGTAAATATTCTTATTCACAAGATATTCCTAAGCCAAAGAAAGAGATCCTAATTAGCATTAATTCAACATATTATAAAAATGCTAAAGAAGTGGTAGAAGGGTTTTTCAAGCAAGCTAATATTAGAAATAAAAGTATTGATTCATCCTTAGAAAAAGTAGATCATAAAAACTTTAGCTTTATCGGTTTTACTGTTGAAGAAACAATGGAATATTTGTCATTTAAATATAATATTGTATTTAAGATTCAGTCTATTGGAAAAAATAAAATATATGATGTAGAGGTCAAGAAATGAAAAAACTATTAGCTCTTTTAGCTTGCTTATGTGCTATTCCATCTTATAGCCAAAATATTACTGTTGATTTAAAAGAAGCACCTATCAGATCAACAATTGAAATGATGTTTAAACAGGCTGGTATTAAAAATTATGTTATTGATAATTCTGTATCTGGCTTTGTAACATGCACTCTCACAGATATACCATTTGAAAATTCTTTAAAGATAGTGATGAGAGCTTCTACAGTTCCTCTTACATATATTAAAGAAAATGATGTATGGATTGTAAAGGCAAGAAGAATTAAAATTGAAGCTAATCCAGATCCAGATTTTGATGCTGGTTTATTAATGGCTCAGAAAAATAATTCTATTGCTTGGGAAGTTATTAAGTTTAATCATATCGACCCATTTGATTTACAGAGTATTTTTGGTAATATTTTGTTCATCAATCAATTTGGTAGATCTAGAGGGAATGGTAACAACTTTGGTGGTGGTGGTAGAAACTAGGGTATAATGCACTGAGGTATTAATTATGGGTTTATTTGATTTATTCAAGAAGGACGAAGTAGTAGTAGAAACTCCTGACGTTATGACACGACAAGAGGTACTGGATTTCGTTTCAACACATAGAGCTGAAGTGGATTATAAGTTTGATCTATTGCTAAAGGACGTAATGGAACAGGTTAAGCGTGTTCCTGTTATGATTGATCCTGCACCAGCTTCTCTAAATCAACAGCAAATCTTAGATATTATTGTAAATGTTGTTCGCACAGAATCCGTATCCAAGGATGAAATGCTTATGATGAGAGAAGATCTTCTCAAGGCAATGGATGCTAAGATCGCTATGTATGATGTTGATGAAGATGCTGAGATGGCTGCGATGATGGATCAGAAGCTTGAACATCTTGAAGTTGTAGCAGAAGATATGGAAGATTCTAAGTTCGCTAAGGTTTATAATCAAGCTGTAGTAGAGCTCAAGACTATTCCTAATAAGGGTGCAACAGTAGCTTCTGTTCGTAAGTTCTTGATTAATTTTGTAGAACTTCTCAAGCCTTAAACTTTTACAAACCCCTTAGACTATCAAGGTCTAGGGGGTTTACTTTATTAAAAATAATAACATGTTCAAATTTATTTCATTCTATCCACAAGTTAATAAAGAAGAAACAATACCTAATAATAATATATTGTGGATGTGTACTTATAAATTACTTGGAGATCAAATTCAGATCCCATTCGAGTTATTACACTTTTTGAATTCTTGTGATTGTCCATTACCTGTAAAGCATTATTTAGAACAAATGGACTATTATGATCTGAATATTGAATTTAACTCTGATTATCAAAAGCAATATTGTATGTATGATGATGACGATATTATATTAATTGTAAATATCAGAGCTTTACATGTTAACGAAAAGAAACTGAAAATTGACGTTCCATCTACATTAGCTACTAAATTACTAACATTGATGAATTTATCAATGGATGGAATTTTACATTCAGAAAAGATGCAAAAGAGAATTCTAACGATGATGGGTGACTCTGATGCATCTTTTATATATTCCGATGATGTAATGGAATATTTAGCTTCTTTAGAAGAGCTATGCGAACATTGTATGCTTTATGAATGTAATGTTATGTGGTCGCAGTCTGAGTAAGCAAATATCTTTCAGACTCCAAAGCTGCCATACATCCTGAACCTGCTGATGTTATTGCTTGTTTATAATGTTTATCTGCAACATCCCCGCAAGCAAATAATCCTGGAATATTAGTTTTTGTGTTAACAGTAGAAATATATCCATCAGATTCTACAATGTTAAAATGCTTCACTAATGATGAATTAGGTATATTTCCAATTGCTACAAAAACACCACTTACTGATAATAATGATTCTTTTTCAAGAACATCATTATGTAGGATCACAGCATTTACTTTATCATCTCCAATAATTTGCTTGATTACAGTATTTTCATACACAGTAATATTCTCTGTATTGAAAACCTTATTCACCATAATTTTAGATGCTTTATAGGATGAGGAACGATTAATAAGCTGAACAGAAGAACAGATTTTACTAAGATACAAGGCTTCTTCCATAGCAGTATCACCAGCACCCACTACTACTACATTTTTGCCTTTGTAGAAAAATCCATCACAGGTAGCACAAGATGTAACTCCTCTGCCTAAAAATTCAGACTCTCCAGGCACAGATAACCATTTAGGAGAAGCACCAGTACAAAAAATAACAGATTTATATTCTTCAGTAATTCCATCTGATGTTACTAAAAATTTATCACCTTGTTTTTCTAATTCTGAAACATCTTGATAAATCATTCTAGTACCAAACCTTAATGCTTGTTGTTCCATTTCATTCATCAAGTCTGGCCCTAAAATCCCATCCTTAAAACCTGGGTAATTTTCTACTTCTGTGGTGTTCATTAATTGACCACCTTGCATAAAACCTGTATATAACACTGGACTTAAATTAGCCCTAGAACAATAGATGGCAGCTGTATATCCAGCTGGTCCACTACCAATAATTGCGATATTTTCCATACTAAATATTGTACCAAATTCTTAGCAACAGTAGGAAATAATAAGAATAAAGAAGAACTTTTAGATATGTGGTATAAAATTGCTCAACAAAATTTTCAAAATATAGCTGACACAACCTCTCCGACACATGTTTCTGGAGGTGGTAATGCTGGATTTTCTGTCGATTATCCTACAGCACAAAATATTAAAAAGTCCTTAGATTCACATCAGCCATACCAATTCACTACAACAGATGGTAAAAAATTCTTAGTATTACATGGCAACTATTCTAATGGTGTAGAATATTTTGATGTTGGTGGAACTAGTATCGCTGAACAAGATCTAGCACAATGGATGAGAAATAACGGCATGGATCCTACTGTTACACAAATATTAGCTTGTGGAGTAGGCAATGTTAATCCAGCTACAGGTTTACATCCAGCTATTGATATTACTGGTATAACTAATCTTAGTATCCCTACTACCCCACCAGCCGATACAAATCCAGTTATGGTTGGAGTAAGCTAATGATCGATTACATTACTTTTTATGATAAAAATATTAGAACTTCCAAAAAAGTAAAAGAAATATTCAAATCATTAAGCGAAGATCATGATTTCGGACTTGAATTACCAAAATTACCATATTCTCATTCTGCATTAGAGCCTGTTATTGATGCAGCTACAATGAAATTACATCACGACAAACATCATAAAAAATATGTAGATAAAATGAATGAGCTTCTTGGTAACAGTGATAAGACTTTAGTTGAATTATTACAAGATCCTAAAGATGTAAAAGATAAAGAAGCATTTTTAGATAATGCTGGTGGTCATTTTAACCATTCTTATTTCTGGATTACAATGTCCCCTGAAATGAATCAAAAACCATCTGGAAAACTTGCAGATAATATTGATAAACAGTTTGGAAGTTTTGATAAGTTTAAAAAAGAATTTATTGAAACGGGAGTCAAGCATTTTGGGTCTGGATGGGTATGGCTTTGTGTTAATGATGGTAAATTAAAAATACAAAGTTTTGATAATCAATCTAATCCATACATTGAAAAATGTGGGATTCCTGTTTTGGGATGTGACGTATGGGAACATGCATATTATCTCAAATATCAGAATAATAGAGAGAAATACATTACATCTTGGTTTAAAGTAGTAAATTGGGACTTTATTTCAAAAAAATATAACGGAGAATAATATGGATCGTATTGCAACATTAAATAATCTAAACAATGTTATCAATTCTTTAGAATCAAAGGGTAAATATACTTTAGCATCTCAGGTACAAGAAGTATTTGAAAAAGTAGCTCAAGCAGATATGTCTAGAAAAGATTTTTTATCTAAAGGTGTTAATTGGGCTGCTGGTCTTGGAATGGCCGGTGGTGCTGGGGCTTTAGTTAAGGACACTATGGACAAAGCTAAGGATAAACAAGATATTCTTAATCAAATGGCAGAACATGGTTATAGATTAGGTATGGGCATGAGAATTAATGTTGCTGGATCTGGCGTTAGAAATTGGCAAAGATTCCTCAATGACCACTTTGATGGCAGACTAGATGATGATGGACGTTTTGGACAATCTACTATGCTTGTTACTAAGAACTTCCAAAAAGCTCATGGTATTACTCCAGATGGTGCTGTTGGTCCTGAAACTATGAAAGCAGCATTAAGTCTTCTAGAAGAAAATATGGAAGATTCAGAAGATCTTCTTGGAATGGAATAAAGATGAATCTTATTACAAATCTATTAACTTTACATAATCAACTTAAAGTTTATCATTGGCAAACTAGATCTTACGCTGCTCATATGGCATTTGGTGGAGCTTATGATGCTCTAACATTGCTTATTGATCAATTTATCGAAGTGTTCCAAGGTAAGAATGGTATGTTAAAAGCACAGAATAACTTTACCATCACTCTTAGAAATCTAAATGGCGATGAAGATGTTACTAAATTCATTGAAGCATTTTTAGATTATCTTATGGGACCTTTAGTAAATGGTCTAGATACTGCTAAGGATACAGATCTCATGAATATTAGAGATGAAATGTCCGCAGAGCTAAATAAACTGAAATATTTACTTACACTCAGCTAAAGTAAAGGCCCCATAAAAGGGGCCTTTATTATTTAAAAGTTTCCACAACTTCCACAACCGCTAGAACCTGATGAATCTCCCCCAACGCTAAAAGATTGACCACAGCCACATCCTTTTTTCATATTAGGATTAGTAACTTTAAATCCATTTTGGTCTTTAATAAAATCAATTTCAGATCCGTTGACTATTTTCATAATATCTGTATTGACAACTATTTTGATTTTGTCATCTAAAATAATATCATCAATTTCAGGTACGAATTCTTCTAAGCCTAAATGATACTTATATCCAGCACAACCACCAGCCGATACACCTAATCTGACACATAATTCCATATCAGGATGTGACTCCATAATAGAAATGATCTCTTCAGATGCTGCTTCGGTAATATTAATTTTTAATTCTTCTTCCATGCATAAACTCCTGGTATCTAACTACTTCATATTCTTGCAACGAATGACTATAGATATTATCACCAATACAAATAAAACCGATAACATTTGCAGCTAAAACACTTTCTAAATTAGCTTTACTACATATGACAAAAGGATTCTTCACTGCGCCATATTTTCTTAAAACTAAATATTTTTCTAAATTATTATATTGTTCCATAAGTGTTTCATTAAGCGTAACTCCTACTTCGAAATTACCACCTAATATATTCAAAACACTATATAAATATTTGATATCAATTTCACTAAAGAAAAACCAATCAACATCCTTATTATCTAACATTATATTTCTGTATATTGACATACTAGATTTATTACTATATAAATCATTAACTGTATGCTGATTAATCATAGTAAATTTAGATATAAATTTATAAGGACAAGTTATTTCTTTTCTATCTCTGTTAACTAATGCTTCCCAGTTATGAAGTGTATTAACCGCATCTTCATAAGTGACATCAAATTCAAGATCTATTAAAGTAGGCTTGATTAATAATCTTTTAAAAGGAGACAATAAGTTAAATTCTTTATTAGAGATACTTATTACTGGTTTATTTTTTACATGTAACCAATAGATTAAGTTGTTTGGTAAAGTGATAATCAACTTAGCCTTCTCTGCAAATAAAGCTACACCTTCCGCACTACTGAATTTATCCCTCAAATTAATGAAATTAGGGTACTTTATATCATTATATCCCTGATTACCTTGACCGATTAAAATTACTTTGTTATTAGGGAAAAATTCACATACTTCATTTAAAAATTCTGGCCAATATTTCCATTTATTTTCATCAGGAGTGGAATGATTAGAAGATGGTTGAAATAAAATAAAATCTTCGTAATCTGGTAAATATTCATAAGCTCTTGATGAATAATTATATGTGTCTAATAATGATAAATCTTCACCGCCAGATACACTTAATTGAATTGATGTATATTCTCTATCTTGTGGCAAATTAAAATAAACTTTGTATTCTTTTATTTGTGTTTCTGTTTTCCAAGGAGAACATAGATTTACAAAACTCTGCCAATAAATAGATTCTGCGGGTGTGAATAAATAATGCTCACAATTATCAACGAAATCTTGAGCTAAAATAAATTCTTTTAGTTCTGGAAATGGACCTAAAAGAATAATATTTCTAATGTTTCTTCTTTTAGCATTGGACAGGGAAACAAATACATCTCCCCATCCTCCACCAGTAATACCCCAATTATCCATTTAAGATTTCTAATTTAGTAGCATGAATTACAGGACGAACTAAAGTTAATTTCATAGCTTCATCTCTCATTACTTCATCTGTAAAATCTGCTTCGGACTTTACAGAATCAGTGTGGACAATTAATCTAAATCCCGCATCCTTGATTAGTTTTTGATATAGATAAAGAAGAGATGCGGATTTATTTTCTAAGACAAAGAAAGCCTTAAGATGAGAAGATAACCATTCTTGACCACATATTCCATCGCTCTTTGTAACAACCCAGTTCTCAGGATGCAAAAGAGCTAAATCATATCTAGTATCTAAAGATTTTACAGATTGGACAGCTGTTTCATCATTAGTAGCTTTAATAACAACTTCTCCATTGAAGAAATCAATAATATTTTTAATACTAGACAATGGTTCTGAAATTGATCTCTTGTAAATATCCAAAGCAGAATCAAGAATGTTTTGTGCTTCTTCTAATTTATTTTCATCTAATAACTCAAGAAGTTTATAATGATCATCTAATCTTCCTGCTAGTGATTTAATATATTCTTCTACTTCTAATTCAGACATATAAATCATAGGGGATTCAGAATTATTAATTAGCTTAGGCTCTACAACACTAAATTTACATTCTGATTCAATTTGTATTCTAAAATATCCCCAAGCTGCATGATCAATATTTAGAAATAATTCATGATGCAGATTACCGTTTTCAGCAAATAAATCTGTAGGAACAATCTGAAATGGGTTGTGTACATTAGTATCGCAAAGTCCTAGATTTACTGTTAAACCAGCTAATCTTTGTGCAATATGTACGAGATTTTTATTATCGTCAATCCAAGAGTAAATACCAGCAGTTAGAGCTTTTTCAGTATCTATGGATTGACTATTCTTTTTCTTGAAGCTTACGCCATTACTAATATTGTTCATAGATATATTATACAGAGTTAAAAAGGAATGAGCAAGGTTAGACTTACCTTGCTCTTATGATCTATTTAATGGGATTACATCACTCGCAAATATGATTTGCCCATTTGTCCACTATTACTAGTAAGATCATACAGTGTCCTATTTATACTGGAGGCGGCCCAGTCTAATGTTGGTTTCCTAGTTATATCAGAACGTATACTCAATTGCGATGAATAAGGTTCTGAATTAAGATTTACACTTTTTTATTTATAGTTCCTGAATGTATTTCTTAAATGTTTCGACAGTCACTGCTTACTTCCAACACGAAACGAGTCTATTTATGGGTTACTAAATACGCTGATATTGCGATTACATACCCTACTCTACAAGAATGTGCTCGTTTTGTCACTTCTTCACAGAAATATGACACATTCCATGCCTTTCACTTTCACGAAGTTACCAGGCGTGATTTTGAGATTAATACGACTGTTATATCGTTTCACCTCTAATCATGCATAAAAGCCTTTTGCCGTGTACATCAGACCTTTATACTACTCTTACTCTTCAGATTTCGATGTTCGCACAAATTAAGTATGATTGCTGCCACCTTAATTTACATCTTCAATCATAGTTCCACATTCTATTGCAAAACCTTAGAGAGATGAGCTTGCTTGAATGACCCTGAGTTGGGCGGGAGCTGTAGAGAATAGCTTTATCCCTTTTTTCACACTCTACTATCTTACGATGTCAAGCCACCGAGAATCACTTATTCAATTTTCAAAGTACAACACTATTATACATTATTCTTATTAAAATGCATCTACACTTTTAAATGTTTTTTGCTATTAACACGAACAATATATTCGCTCCATCGTCTAGCCTCTTCTCCTCCGTACATTTTCCAAATCCAAGCTTCTTTTCTTTCTGGATCTGAAGGTATTCTAAATCTATTCTTAGCAGTGTATTCGTGAATATCAATAATATCTGATAACTTCATCATATTTTGCATTGCTAATATTCTAGATAATTCCAACTGTTTTGAAGAACAATAATTTCTATTATTTCTTCCCCAATCATAACCTTCTTGAGCAATTTTTTGAACATTAGATGGAACAATGAATTTTTCAGATAAATTTTCCGCTGTTCTATAGAGCTTATTATTGTACATATTGTTATTTTCTAGAAGAATGTTATATTACCTTTTAAAGGTTCATATATTATTGTAGAAGAAATATTAGATTATATTGTTTTTGGAGATTTAGAAATGCTTAATAAATTAGCTTCTATTGCTAACGATTTAGATAATTATGGTATGTACAAGGAAGCGAATGAAATCACTTCTGTAATGAAGAGACTGTCCGGAATTTTTGATAAAAACGAAGATGTTGATTATCTTGCCATGGCTCATGCACTTAATAATGTTGCTAAAAATGAAGGTTGGCAAAACTTTAGAGAAAATTATTATGTTGATGGCCAATTCAAAGCTCAACAGTTAGCTAGAGAATTAGAACAAGTAAAAGCAAAAAATCTTTCTGAAGCGGAAGAAATGCTTAGATCGGAAGAATAAATGGCTACTATTGAAGATTTAGCAGATTTAGCATTAGAATTAGATAATAATAGTGCTCATAGATTAGCAGATAAAATTACTTTAGCAATGAACAAATTTGCTAATGAAGATTGGGACCATGAATACGATATGGTCAGAAATGAAATGGAAACTGCTAAAAGAGCTATTGAAGGCATTGAAGATGTAGTGGGCGAAGATGGCGAAGGGAATTTGATGGCTTGGGTACAGTCTAAAATTTCTAATGCTGTTCAAATGCTAAAAGGTGTCTCTGATTATTTAGTCAGCGAAGAAACTGTTGGTCAGAAAACAGCTGCTAAAAATGATGGCAAGAAACTAAACAAGCCTTTCAGAACTCCGGGTGGTCCTAAAAAGTTCTCTGTTTATGTAAAGAACGATAAGGGTAATATCATTAAGGTTAATTTTGGCTCGCCAGACATGGAAATTAAAAGAGACGACCCAGAACGTAGAAAAAATTTCAGAGCCAGGCATAATTGTGACAATCCAGGTAAAAAGTGGAAAGCTCGTTGGTGGTCATGTCGCAATTGGGAAGCTGGGAGATCTGTATCTGACAATCTTAAGGGTAAATAATGAGAAAGTTTCATTATTTATATAAAATTACTAACAATATCAATGGTAAATATTATATTGGAAGACATTCAACAGATAATATAAATGATGATTATTTTGGGAGTGGCATTGGAATTATCAATGCAATCAATAAATATGGCAAAGAAAATTTCAGTAAAGAAATTTTATATCAATGCGAAACTACAGAAGAGCTTTGGGATCTCGAAAGAAAAGTTGTAAATGCTGAAGTTGTAAATGATAAAAATTCCTACAATATGGCATTTGGCGGCGGAAATCATTTGAAAGAAATGAAACAAAATGATTATAAATCATTTTTAGAACATCAAAGTAATGCCGGTAAAAAAGGCGGTAAAGCTATAATTGAAAAATATGGAAAAGAATGGCATGCAAAAGGTGGTGCTAAATCTAGAAGTATTTTAAATGCCAAATTTTTATACCATTTGATAACTCCAAATAATGATGTTATTGAATTGAGTGCATTAAATTTACGAACATATTGTGAACAAAATAATCTCAATTATCAAACTCTCATCAGTAATCAAGATAAAACTTTTTCAAAAGGCTCATGTGCAGGGTATTGTTTGATTAACATATCTAAGCCTTATGAAAATAAAACAGATAAAAAAGTATATATCCAAAATGCTCTAAACAGACCAAGATATACCTGCCCTATTTGTGATAAAGACAATCTTGACGGCTGAAATCTAACCATCCATATGACAGCAAAACATCTATGGACAAAAGAACAAGTTATAAACTTTAAAAATAGTACAAAGTAGAATATTTTAATGAATTACAAGCAATACCTTAAACTAGCATCAAATTTAGATAAGACTGGTCAATATAAAAGATCAGATTATATTTTTAACTTGGTTTTATCACAAACACAAGATGATGAAGAAAATTACGATGACGAAGATGATTTAGAAGATGATGACAATACTCCTCATGAGATAATTCATCCGACACCTGTATTTTTTAATGCTGCCACTAATCAACCAGTAATGCATGAAGGAAAATATTTAGCAGCTTTACCTTTTGATCAAGATCTTCCTGAAATAAGAGGAAAAGTTAAAGCTATGACTGGTTTAGAAAATCTAACAATTGTCAGAATACCAGTAAATATTTTAATTGTTGAATGGGTGCGTTCAGAATCAGATGCTCGCAAAACTCAAGAATTAGAAGATGCTTTAGCTTCCGGAATAGAAGATATTGGTGATTTCGGATTCTTGTTAATGATCAATGAAAACATTTTAGATGTCAAAGGTAAAGATTTAGTCTTTTCTTCTGAATCTGATGCATATGGTTTTGGAAGAGTTATAGCTGAACATTATAAAAGAGCCGGTAGAGAGATGGAAATATCTGTTGCTCCTGTCGCAGTGTCTTTAATGGATGCAAAAGAAGAAGGAATGTCATTGCCTGAAATGTATGGTGATGATGAATTTATCTTTGTTAGCAATTCATCATTCAAAGCTACTGAAATACCAGAAACTATGGCTGATTTGAAAGATGAATTATTCCATTTATCAATGGTAAGAACATATACAGTTGATAGACTACAAAGAGAAAAACTCGGCGACTATGATTTTGAATAGAAAGCATAAATAGAAAAGAGGACTGAAAAGTCCTCTTTTTTTATCTCACCAAATAATAGTCCCAATATTCGCTATCTTTTTCTTTATATGAGCACAATAAATGATAAAAAGAATATACAGGCAGGTTAGGTTTAGAAAGTAGTCTCATTCCGCTTTTTTCTAGCGTTTTTCCAGCTTTCTTGATATTACAGGATCTACAACAAGTGACAAGATTATCCCAAGTATGATTTCCACCTAAATGCCTGGGATAAACATGGTCTAAAGTTAAATCAATATTTCTAATACCGCAATATTGACATGTGTAATTATCTCTGCCATAAATTCCACCTCTACTAACTTTAAAGCTGGTGTTATGTTTACGGCGGACATTGTGTTTTAATCTTATGACAGAAGGAACTGAGTAGCGATCACCATTACCAGAATAAAAATATTTATGATCCTTATAATGTAATGTTTCTGCTTTGTCATTTATAAGCAATTTAATAGCTCTAGGCAAATCACAAATATTTAAAGGTTCATAATCCAAATTAAGTAATAATACTCTGTTCATAAAATTCTTTCAGATAGCATATTGTATACCAATATAATGGCAATGTCAAATAAGGTTACAAATAATTTTACATAGAAAAAATAAGTATGGATACTAATAACTTACTCAATGATTTAAATCATATCATTACATTACTGGAAAATGATGGAAATATTGTTGTTGCTAATGATTTACAAGATGTATTTGTAAAGATAGCAAAGAAGAAACCAGCAAAGAAAAATAATGTTCCTAATGATCCAGAACTTTATTCTCGTTGTAAATCAGAAGTAAAGAAGAAATTTAAAATTTGGCCTTCTGCTTATGGATCTGCAGCTTTGGTTCGCCTTTATAAACAAAGAGGCGGAACTTATAAAAAGAGTTAAATATCATGAGTAAATGGATTAAAGTAGATGAAGATACTGAATTCACTAAAGAAGCTGATTTAAAAGATTGGTTTAAAGAAAAATGGGTAGATGTCTCAAGACCTAAGAAAAAAGGTAAGGGATATGAACCTTGTGGAAGAGGCGATACATCAAAAGGTAAAAAGCCTGTATGTACCCCTGCTAATAAGGCGAAAAACTTAACAGATAAAGAACGTAAAACTAGAATCCGCCAAAAAAGAAAAAAAGAAAAAGAACCTAATCCTGATAAAAAACCTAACACCACCACATATACAGAAAATGCGGGTGGTAAATCTAATGTATCAAATAATCACAATATTAAATTTGTTGGTAGTACGATTGATCTTAACAACGAAAGTAAATAATCATGCATCTTGTTTTTAAAAAATTAGCAGAAATTGAAAAGAAGAATTTATTTTCTTATGCAGATTATGTATTTAATAGAATAGCTCAAGTAGATGTACCGGAAGAATTAGATGAGATTAGTAATGATATTGATACTGATTTATCTGATAATGAAATTGATCCTATAAAGTTAAATAAAATAAATCAATTAATAGAAGCTACAAAATTCCATTTATTATCTGTTGGAAATGATGCAAAAACCCCTAAAGGACTAAAATCAGGCTATATTACAGCTATTTTATATCTTGAACCAGGCGCATCTCAAATTTATAATATGGATGAATTTGATCAATATAAATTAGAGAATAAAAAATCAGGTCTAAGTACAACACAATTATGGGAAAAGTTTAAAAAAGATAATACACCTCATGCTACTAAAACAACCTGTACACATGCTTCTCCACAATGTTTAAAAGATTGTATTTATCACACAGGTAGAGGCGGGATTGATAATGTTCAAGCTAGTAGAGAAATGAAAACTAGCAGAATGTTTCATCCAGCAACAAAAGATTTTTCAAATAAAATATTAGAAGTAGATATTAGAAATTTAATATCCCTATGCCATAATCTAAATACAGTATTTGATTTAAATGTAAAGCCAGTAGTTAGGTTAAACGGAACCACTGATATTAACTGGGCTAAAGAAGCAGCACATTTACATGAAAAATTTTCTGATGTAACATTCTATGATTATACTAAAGTTCCTAAATTTATGGATATGTATTTAAAAGGCCAAAATCCATATACAGGCAAGCCATTTAATCCTAACTATCATATGACATTCTCTAGATCTGAATCAAACAAATCACAAGCTCTTAACTTTCTTGAAAGAGGCGGTAATGTAGCTATTGTGTTTGATCAAATTCCAGATACTTTAACCTATCATGGAAAGACATACAGAGTTGTTAATGGAGATAGACATGACCTTAGATTTCTTGATGATATTGAAGGTGAAAAAATACCAGGAGAAGGTCTAGTTATTGGATTAAAATATAAAAGACCTATTGGAACAGAACGAAGACAAAAAAGAGTAGATAGACAAAAAGAAATTTCTCCATTATTTAAAAAGCTAAATATGGAATCCGAAGGTAGTAGTGTGCATGAAGAACCTTTTGTAATTATTACTAATGGAGAAAAGAATGTGGTAATCGGATAATTATGAGTAAATGGATTAAAGTTTCACAAGTAAATACTACTTATGCATATTATATAAATACCGCTAAAAAGATGCTTATGTCAGGTGATAAAACTGGAGCGGATACTGTAATGAATCAAGCCTACGGGGATGCTAGACTAAGCGATCCGGAAAAAGCTTCTATAAAAGCTCAATATGCTAGTATGTTAAATACAAATAGAGATCTCGGTAACATGAGTAACCTGAGCGCTAATATTAATGTTGATCAAGTAGCTAATGATTTAATTGCTGGTATTGCTAAGAAAAATGGAATTGATTTGACCTCTCTTACTGATAGAGATCCTAAATATAATATTCTAGTTAGTGGTATTGCTAGAATGAATCCAAAAGATCAAAAAGTTGTGAATTTTGCTAATAACAGATTACGACAAATTGTAATGGATAACTGGCAGAAACAAAAGCCTCAACAATAAAAGAAAGCCTCCTTTTTAGGAGGCTTTTATGCTCTCTGGCTAGGGAATTTTGCTGAGTCTAATGTAAATGACTTAACTACTGTGGTATTATCTGGAGCATATAAGGATAAGGTTGTTCCATTGATAGCCCATTTACCGAAACCTTGTGCTCTAGCTGCGTTTAATGCATCTCCCACCGTCTGAGCTGTATTTGATGTAGGAACAGGCTGATTCATATCTAAAGCTACAGGAAGTAAGTCTATTTCAATTAAGTTTGAATAAGATTGTCCAGCTCCTTTAAAGACCAAAGATACAGAAGTTGTTCCGCTGGCTAAAGCTGCATTAGGAATATCAAATCTATAAAATCCTGGAAGAAGATTAGCGTCTAATTCAACAAATCCTCCAGAAACAAAAGCTCCTCCTGTCGTTTGAGAAGCTAAAGTAATATTCTGTAAACTGCTACCTTTTCTGAGATAAAATGCAGAAAGAGTAGGAGTACTGAATAATAAACCTTTTGATCCTAAATAAATATTGATGCTATAACTTGTTGTTCCCGCAGGTATTTTATAAGATGTTGTTACGTTTGAAAATGGTAAATAATTACTGATAGATGATAAACTACTTGAAGATAATGGACCAATATCCGGATTAGCATTTGGCCATGTAAATCCGTTCATATCTGTAGCAAAAGCATTGGTTGATGTTCCAGCACTAGTATTGGATAAGTTTGTAGTGGAAGGAGAAACTGGATGTGCGATTGAAAGGCCATTTAAGATTCTATATCCTCCATCAATACCCATAGAAGAGTTTAAAGTAACTGAATTTGCACCGGGTACTACTGTCCCTTGTCTACTATGGCCGCCTATGAATCTATTATAATTTTCTTGTAACTGAGTAGATGACCCAGCCATTGAAGTTCCATTGCCAACAAGAAGATTATTAGTAACTACAACAGGAGTAAGAGAAGTTCCGCCATATTCGCATCTTATTAATCCACCGTATCCGAAATTCATTACAGTGCAGTTAGTAATTGATCCACCAGAAACTGTAGCTGGTGCTCCGCTACCATTCTGAATCATACAAAATGTTGGAAATCCAGGATTATTATAAGCTTTAGCATAACAATTAGTTACAGTAAATGGATTGACGATTGTTGCTCCAGAAGTAAATGTGATATTTACTGAATATGGTGCATTTATGTTTCCAATATTTTCAAAAATACAATTCTTTACAACTAAATTAGGTCCTGAAGAGCAGTTGCCATTACCGATATCTGGGCCTGACCCTATAAAAACACATTTATCAAAAGTACAATTTAAACAGTTTGTAAATCCTATTGTATTTGCGTTATAGACTTCAAACATTAATCCTCTAAATGTAAGATTATTTTTATTTGTAGCTGTAAATAATTGACCACTTCCAGCAGAGTTATCACCACTAAGCATATTTGTCAATCTTACTTCGTTTGCTTGTAATCCTGCGAAATTTAATGCTTTAGGGTCTCCAATAATAAATGTTTCTGACGAATATGTTCCGTTGATTGTAACATTTTCTCTATATGTTCCTGGAGCGATATAAACTGTGTCTCCGGAAGATACACCAGTAGATCCTAATGCTTTTGTTAATGTTTTCCATGCTAATCCAGCAGTAGAACCTAATCCTGAATTAGCATCATTTCCATCATTTCTTACATAATAAGTTGCCATATATATATCTTTCTAAAATCCAGGGACAGTTCCTTACAAGCCATATCGATATTTTTTTGCCATGTAGTTGTTATATATTTCAATGGCAGATAATCTTTTATTGTATATCAATATTTCTGATATTCTTCCATATAGAAATTCATCAGCAGTTGGGCCCACTGTATTAGTTACACCAGCACCAATTGAAAATCTCTGCCCTGTATAACTTAAATTTGATGATGTAGCTGTGTGTATTAAAATACCATTAACATATATTAATGGAGCAGTACCTTGGACATAAGTTTGACATACATTGATCCATGTATTCAATGGTATGTTATAACCCGCATAATAAGTGGGATTATATGAGTTAATTCCTAAATTATTTACAGCCAATAAGAAATTGTCATTATTAACGTTTATAAATGATTGCCATTGTGCTGAATTTTGCGTTATTTTAACCCAGATATTATAAGTAAATTGAGTGAATGTTACATTAGTACCAAATTCACATACACCTATTTGAGACCCATTAAATTGAATAGCTCCACCTGCATCTAATACAAATGTAGGATTATAATATAAGATACAATCATAATTGCTATCACTCAAATCATTCCATAAATTGCCAGATCCAGAATAAGAATTTAAATCATATGCTCTTAAATCTAAAATCAAGCCATCGGTAGTTTCTGCGAACCCTCTTGATTTTGGATAGTTAGGATTATCAAGTCCTAATGTTTTAATAACTACAGAGCCATCTGAATTATAATATTCTAGATTCTTACCATTAATAGCCCACTTACCAAATCCATATGCTCTTGCTGCATTAAAAGCGTCTCCAACAGTTTGATCAACATTTGTAGTAGGAACATCTTGAGTTAGATCTAATATTTGTGAATCAAAGAATTTATAATTTATATTTACTCTATCATTATTAGCTGTATTCACTACTTGTAACATAGAATTAGAAACACCAGAAGCTATAACTTCATTAGGCACGTCAAATCTATAAAGCCCCGGCATATTAATTGGATCTACTTCAACAAATCCCCCAGAAACCCATGTTCCTGATACTGTTTGAGAAGCTAAGGATATAGATGTAGCTGTAAGATTAGGTCTAACATAATAAGCTTTTAAAGTTGCTGTGTTAAAAGTATAACCAGTAGATGCTAA